GCTAAAAATCCTAATTCAAGATTACGTCAAGCACGTAAAAGGTGGAAATGTTAAATGGCTAAAGCAAAAAGTGGTGGAAAAATATGCCCAAAAGGTAAAGCCTGGGCTAAAAGAACCTTTGATACATATCCTTCTGCATACGCGAACATGGCGGCATCCAAGTATTGCAAAGATCCGAACTATGCGAAGGGATCAAAAGGTAAGAAGTAATGGGTGACCTTAAAAAGTGGGTAAACCAAGACTGGGTTCGTATCGGTACAGACGGTAAGATTAAGGGCAAGTGTGGAACGTCTAAAGACAAGAAGAACCCTGACAGGTGTTTGCCTAGGAGCAAGGCGCAATCGCTTAGTAAAAGCCAGAGAGCAGCTACAGCTAAGAAGAAGAAACGCGCAGGTTCAAAGGGTAAGACGGTAGTTAAGAACACAAAGCCAGCTACTGTGAAATTACGAACAGGTGGCCTTGCTAGAGGCAAGCGTTCTATTGCTACTGGGTGTGGGCAGGTCATGGAAAGTAGACGTAAGAAAACACTTTATGTGTAAGAGGTAATAATGACTACGTCAGGTACTACTGCGTTTAATATGGACTTCACGGAGATCGCTGAAGAAGCGTGGGAACGTGCAGGTCGAGAAATGCGTTCTGGGTATGACTTACGTACTGCTCGTCGTTCTATGAACCTAATGACCATAGAGTGGCAGAATCGTGGTATTAACCTCTGGACTATAGATGAAGGTATTGTAAATCTTGTTGAGGGTACATCTGAGTATAACTTACCCGCAGATACTATAGATTTACTTGAGCAGGTAATACGTACCAACAGTGGCGTTACAGCAACACAGTCTGACCTCAACATAAGCCGCATCAGTGTAAGTACTTACGCCTCTATACCTAATAAGCTAACACAAGGCAGACCCATACAGGTGTGGATTGAACGGTTACGTGATCATCCTACAATAAACGTATGGCCTGTACCTGATAGCAACGACTATGTATTTAAGTATTACCGTATGCGGCGTGTACAAGATGCAGGTAGTGGTGTAGAGACCGCTGACATGAATTTCAGGTTCCTACCTTGTTTAGTCGCAGGGTTGGCCTATTACATATCTATGAAAGACCCAGACCTTGCGCCCAGAATTGGTATGCTAAAAGAAGCATACGAAGAACAGTTTGCATTAGCTGCTGGTGAAGATAGGGAGAAGACTTCGGCTCGTTTTGTACCACGTATTGGGTATGTATAATGGGCGCTAGGTTCGCATCTAACAAACGCGCTATAGCTGACTGTGACATATGTGGGTTTCAGTATAAGTTACGAACTTTACGTGACTTAATAGAGAAGGGGCGAAATACTAACTTAAAGGCGTGTATCGAGTGTTGGAATCCTGATCATCCGCAGTTAAAATTAGGTGAGTTTCCTGTAGATGATCCACAAGCTATACGCAATCCTCGTCCTGATAGAAGCACAGGAGAGTCTGGCCCTAACAGTAGTAGAGGTATACAGTGGGGATGGTATCCAGTAGGTGGAGGGGTAGATCCGTTTGATCTTACTCCCAATACCTTGTTAGCCACAGGCAGTGTAGGCACAGTTACAATAACCGTATGACAGGAGTAATGACATGCAGATGAAACCTAGAAAGAAGATAACTGGGTATAAAAACGGCGGCGAAGTTAAGAAAGACACGTCTCGTAAAATTAAAGTTCGCGGTACTGGTGCGGCTACAAAAGGGCTATACGCTCGCGGCCCAATGGCATAAATTATGGCTATGACCTATACAGAGTTAAAAACGAATATTGCAGATATATGCGAGAACTCGTTTACTGACGCGCAACTTGCATTGTTTACCGAACAAGCCGAGCAACAGATTTTTAACACTGTACAGATACCTGCGCTACGTAAAAATGTAACTGGGCGTACACAAGCGGACAACCAGTATTTAACAGTACCTATTACTGATTTTCTATATGCGTATAGTCTGGCGGTTATAGACTCTAGTGGGTCATACACATATCTGTTAAACAAAGACGTAAACTTTATGCGTGAGGCGTACCCTGTTACTGCAACGGGGAGTCTACCAAAACATTATGCTTATTTTAGCCAGACTAGTTTTCTTTTAGGGCCAACTCCCGATGTTATATATGACGTAGAGTTGCACTACGGTTACTACCCTGAGTCTATTGTTACGGCAAATACTACGTGGTTAGGTAATGAGTTTGACTCCGCATTGCTTAACGGAGCCTTAGTACAGGCTATACGATTCTTAAAGGGCGAGCAAGACCTAGTAACTATGTACGATAAGATGTTCGCAGATTCATTATTACTCTTAAAGAACTTAGGAGACGGCAAGTTACGGGGAGATACTTATCGCTCTGGACAAGTTCGTAGGAAAGTAGGTTAAAATGTTTGATTTAGCTGTAACAAGTGTAGGCTCTGTAGGAGTAACTACTACCGATAACAAAGGGCATGACCCTGAGTTTTGGGCTGATATGGCTACACAGCGAATAGTATCTGTAGGCGGAGAATGCCATCCTATTATAAAGGAACAGGCAGAAGCGTTTAAACTACAAGTATTTAACACAGTAAAGTATTATATGGAGGAGGCAATCAAGAGCGACAGAACCACGCTTGTAGGATTGCTTAACCAGAACCAACAGAAAGACATGGCTGAGATTATTAGGAGACTGTAATGGCTATATCACAAGCGATGTGTACCTCGTTTAAAAAAGAACTACTTGAGGGTACTCATAACTTTCTAGCAAGCGGCGGGAACAGCTTCAAGTTAGCTTTGTATACTAACTCGGCATCTCTTGGTGCAGCTACAACAGCGTATACAAGTTCCGGTGAAATAAGTGGTACTAACTATAGTGCTACTGGAGCCGCGCTTACTAATATAAACCCTAGCTCTTCTGGTACTACAGGGCTTACGAGTTTTAGTAATCTTACATTCTCTACGGTAACAATTACCGCAAGAGGGGCGTTGATATATAACGATACAAACTCTGACAAAGCTGTATGCGTGTTGGACTTTGGAGCAGACAAGACAGCAACCGCTGGTGATTTTACCATTACCTTCCCAGCAGCGGACGCTAGCAATGCGATTATTAGGATAGCGTAGTGTCAGATGTTACTGGTTGGGGACGTGGGACTTGGGGATCTGCTACATGGGGAGACCCCGAAGCTGTAGCAACCACTGGCGTTGTAGGTACAAGTGCATTAGGTAGTGTAGTTGTAGATGCAAAAGCAGAAGTTTCTGTTACAAGTGTTAGAGGTGTAGGATCAGTAGGTAGTGTCACAATAGGCTCTTCTGTGACTTTTGAAGTTACAGGCGTTTCAGCTACTGGCGGAATAGGAACAACAAATGTATGGGGACTAATAAATACGTCTCAGACCAACTCAAATTGGCAAGAAATAGCCGCGTGAGGTTTATGTAATGGCAACTTATGTTAACGATTTAAGACTTAAAGAGATTGGCACAGGCGAATCTTCTGGTACGTGGGGTACGGAAACGAATGTTAACCTAGAGTTGATTGGCGAGGCTATGGGCTATGCGACTAAAGCAGTCGCTGACGCATCAACTTCTACTATAACAATGCCCGATGGTACGGCTACAAACGGCGAGCTTCGATCTCTCTATTTAAAATTAACTGGAGGAGGTCAAGCCTCTACAGTAACTCTGGCTCCCAACACCGTATCTAAAGTCTGGTTTATAGAAAATGCTACTAGCTACACTCTTACGTTTACTCAAGGCTCTGGGGCTAATGTAGCAGTATTAGCAGGACAAACTAAGTCTATTGCCTCTGATGGTGCAGGTTCTGGTGCAGCCCTCTATGACGTTCTTACTGACCTTTCTGTAGCAGGGGACTTCTTTGTTGCAAGCACTATACAGCCCGCAGGAGATACAGCTTCTGGCGATGCGGCGGCAATAGGTTATGCATCAGCAGACGGTATAATTGTAACAGGCCAAGGCTCAACGTCAGACGTTACACTCAAGAATGACGCTGATGGCACGGTTCTCACTATACCCACAGGCACTACCAACGTAGATATTGTTGGTGATCTTACGGCGGGTACTCTTAATGCTGACGGTGATACTGCCGCAGGGGATAATGCGGCGATAGGCTATACCGCTGCTGAAGGTCTTATACTGACGGGCCAAGGCTCAACGAATGATGTAACTATCAAGAACGATGCAGACGCGGATGTTCTTGAGATTCCAACAGGGACAACCACTGTAAATTTTGCAGGTGCTGTGGATGTTGTTGGAGACTTAACTGCGGCTACATTTACGCCTGATGGAGATACAGCTTCGGGTGACGCTGCTGCCATAGGTTTTACAGCGGCAGAGGGTTTGATACTTACAGGCCAAGGCTCAACAAATGACGTTACAATTAAAAACGATGCTGACACAGACGTTATTGAGATACCAACCGGCACCGTCAAGGCTGTAGTAGCTGGGCTGGTAGAGATATCCGCTGGTGACATTGCTATCAAAAACAGCGGAACCCAGTCAACAGTTAAGTTTTATTGCGAGTCTAGTAACGCTCATTATGCTCAAATTCAGGCTCCAGCGCACTCTGCGTTTTCAGGCAATGTAACT